ATTCGGAAGAATCGGAAAGCGAGTTTCGGATCCTTGATCAATCTCAGACCAGTACCAAGAACCTTGAGACCACCGACGACTGACAGGATAGTTCCAAGAAGACCACCCTTTTCTTTTTCAATTTCTTGAGTGACCGAAGACTCACCACCATCACCTTCAATGTTTTCAAGGGCATCAACGATTCTCTCTTCTCGTCGATCCTCCTCTTTCTCTTTTTCGACATCTGACTTTAGAGACTCTGCTATAATCGATGCAGTTTTACTTGTTGCGGAACAGACACATCTAAGAAGTTCTTCTACCCTACTGAGATCAATACCACCACCGGGAGATGCTGGATCCATTGCGTCTGGTGCGGGAACTCCTTGTTCTTCTCCTGCTCCCTCAACACCCTCAACACCCTCGCGTGCTGCCATCTCAGCATCGAGAGCCGCTTTTCTTTGCTTTCTTGCTTTGCGAACACGGATTATGTTGCCTGCAAACTTACCAACAAAACCTCCACCCAAAGCACCTTCGACTAGACTTTCAGCGGTGGGGAGTGCTTTGGTAAAAGCCTCTCTTAGAATGCTTATTTCACCAAGACCCTGACTACCGACAGCGGCAAGTTCATCAATCGCATCTCTTTCGGTGTCAGCAAGACGTTTTGCTTGTTCACGAATATCACCGAGTTCATTTGCAATTGCTCTTGCTTCTACTGCATCCGCTTCGAGCAGTCTCTTGGTAAGGAAGATTGTTCTATCTTGTAGGAACTTTGCGGCATCAGAGGTGACCTGAACATTCATCGCAACTTGTTGCTGAAGAACTTCGTCCAACGCTCTAATATTAGCGTCTCCGATTCGTCCAATATCAAACTTGACCCTATCAGTAAACGATAGAGTAGATCGAAGTGCAGTTTGGATGTCGTTGTCTAGAGCAATTGCAGCAGTGGTTCTGATTTCCTCAAATCTTTCTAACTGTGCGCCGATAGCCTTCGACTCTTCAGTGAAGACTCTACTTCCATAATCAACAGCCTCAAGTCCGGGTCTTGGGATCTCGGGTAATGCCATTATCGATTCCTAGACTGCTCCTGTAGTCTTTGGTTCTCCTCTTCTATGTATTTAGTCAAATGCGCCACATACACTTCTCTTTCCCACGGAATCATGTTTTCAATCTCAGTTAGGCTCCACTTGAAGTGAACCATCAACTCGAAATTGAGTTTCATCGTGCTATAGAGAGAGTTGTGGATGAGGCATACTCGAAAAAATCCGAGAGACCCTCCAGTTCGTAGACACTCTTCTTTTTACATTTAGGACATTTGAACTCAATGGTGTGTTTTAGCGTTGGGATGTTCTCGAAAAACTCAACAATCTTCTGAAATGCCGCAGAGGGGATAGACTCAACAAACTTCTCTAGTTCTTCTCTTGTGTGATCTTTCGCGGGGTAGATTTCATTTTCATCATAAACGGATTCAATGCAATCCACGATCATTCCGACGATTGTGTCAGCAGACTCTCTCACATCCTCATACTTTTCAGCCTCTTTGATCGTTGGATATCTTAGAGTCAAACCAAGACTCTTATCGATTTCAATGACTCTTGACTTTTCATCGGGAACGTCAATCTTGACATCTTCAAGATCTAGATTCACCGTAACTTTTTCGCCGCACTCAGTATTTTTACAGGGGAGGATAAGTTCACACACCTCACCAACAGACTTCATTCTGAGATTGAGAAAAATATACTCGATATCGAAAAGTGGATATTTTTCTGCAACGACTTTCCCATCTGTGCAGGTCATAACAACGTCGGACATGGAGTTCAACATCGCTGTGCCATCCGATGACTCAAGAGCCGAAAGAAGAACCTTTTCCTCTTTTACAAGAAAGGGTCTGTAAGTGATCTTTTCTTTTGTTGATGGTATCGTAAGTTGATACTTTGGGGTTGATAGTGTAGGTAACGGCATTATTTACTTCCTTTCATTATATGAAGAAACCTTGTTCAATTCTACGGAAGGCAAACCCTACCTTCTGTTTCATGTATGTGTCTCGCTGGTCAAAACCTAGTTGAATCGCATCCACTTGTTTTGGATAAAGTTCAACGATTACACCCTCGTAAATCGGAGACGAATCTGATTGATCGTTGAAAATTTGTATTTTCATATCACAAATATAATCGTCATAGTATGTAACATTATTTGAAGTGGGATCGACAATGACGTTCAACCATTCTTCAAAAATACTTTTGATCCTCATGTTATCATCAAGACGAAAATTTATATCAATGTCACCTGCGAAAAGACGCTCATACGGCATCTCTCTTGGAGGACCGTAGACCCTAAACTCTTTGCTTGCGATCTGTGAGCCGGGAAAAGAGACCTCCTCGCATGTATCGGATAGAAGTCTATTTGCATCCGAGGGAGAAAAACCAGCGGCTTCACATGCAGCATCAAACCCCGGACCTGCAAATAAGATCTGGTATTTGTTTGGTTTGATGATTCCTTGCGTTGTAGTTCTTGCAAGAAAGTCTCTGATGTCGTTGCTCATACTGCGCCCTCTTCTCGTCGCGTCTCTGCCCAGACCTGTCTTGGTCCTGCTTTTCTGAATCGCTCAAACGGCAAATATAGTGCAGTAAACCAGTCTGGTGCATCAATATGTATAACCCTTGACCGAATCCTTTTGATCAAATACTTTCGATAGCCGATTACTGCATTTTCGATTGATTGATCTTGTAGGATCCTATCCATATTGATAACAACTCTGGTATTTTCTTTTAGAGTTGCGTTCGTCCTATTTCTAATCAGACCCATGAATATCTGTTTTCTCAGTTTGGGTGGAAAGTAGTGAAAGTTTATACCCTCTATGTGCTTTTGCGTATAGTTGGTGCAAAGTATAAACGGGAATCTGTCATAAAACTCAAGATCAACCGCATACTTAGGAACAGGGTAGTAAAACATATAAAACTCACCGACGCGGATCCTGTTTGTTTGTCTTGTTGTGTCGGATAGAATGGAGTTGATCGCTGTTCTGTCTGCACGATATTGTAGAGTATTTGCAATGGTTCTTTCATACCACAAAGCGGTCTGATTCATATTTTTTAGATACTCGCCCCTCTTACGAATAATACCTGCGGTCTGTGCAAGTTCTTCGTAGATCTGAAATATGCTTTTTCCTCTTTCCAAATCTTCTTTGAAAATACTCATGTGAACAACTCCTTCTCCGTTAGAATCTGAAATTTCCAACCTCGGGATTTAGCGTATTGTTTTGCCGCTTCCCACTTTGCGGAGTTCATACCCCAGCGTGTTACCTCATTGATATAGGCTTTTGTGACTCGTTCGCGTTTCTTTGGAGGTTTGCACTGGTCAGATGGTTTTACTTCAATCAAGCGAGTCTCGACCTGACCATCTTTATTGTTGTATCTTACAACGAAGTCCGGATAGTATCTTCTCATACGTCCATCGACAGGAGACTTGTATGGAACCACGATTTCCTCGGATCCCCATTCAGCAACAGCCTTATTTGTATCGAGAAAAACCATGAAACGTCTCTCCCATAGCGAACGATAAACAATATTCGTGGGATCTCCGACGTACTTGGAGGGGTTTTCTGGTCTGAATTTACCTTTATATGGCATACATATTATGTATTCTTCTCGGAGGAAAAAATATGCCTGCAAACTCTGATGCTGGAATTTATGCGTTTCCCGCTGACTTGATGAACGAAAATCAAAGTCATTATATCCTATTCGATATCTTTTCTGAAGAGGCTGCAAGTCTCGGTGGGGGAACAAGAAACGGCACAGTTGCACAAAACTCTTCTATACAACAGGTTCGTCAGGAGAGAGCAGATAACAGACCTCTCACGGGAGCGGGTTCTGCAAGGGGATCTTCTACAGGAGGATCTCAGAGTGCTGATGTTCGAGATGAGCGAAGACGACGGGCAAGAGAGGGTGGTCTTGCGGGTGCGGGTGCATCAATCGCAAACTACAAAAATGAAGTCGTCTCGAATACTCGAATGAGCAAAGCGTTCAAGAAAAATCAAGACAGTATCATTCTACCGATGCCGCAAAACCTAACGGTTAGTGATGGTTGGAACTGGGAGATGGTTTCTTTCAAGAGAACTCTCGCAGGAGAGGCGCTTGGTGCTATCGAGGGTGACTCTGCGGTTTCAGCACAAGTGATGAATAAAGTGGGTGGAGCGATTGGTAACTTCGTCACGGAAAACTCTGACAGACTTTTTGAAGCACAAAACCGAACTGCTTTCAACCCCAGAAAAGAGGCACTGTTTTCGGAGCCTAACGCAAGGAACATCACCATCGAGTATGACTTTGCTCCAAGAAATCAAGGAGAGAGCGAGGCTCTCAGGGATATCTTGGGTTTGTTCAAGATTCACGCCGCTCCAAAGAGAATCGAAGGATCGACTACACTCATGGCATATCCATCAGAGTTTCTACTTACCTTCTGTGGTGGGGACGGAGAGAACGAGTTTATCGCAAAGTTTGGTAGATGTGCTTTGAAATCTATTCAGACATCGTTTACAAACGCCGGTGTTGCATCGTTCTTCAAAGACACTAACGCACCCACACACCAAAAAGTCACACTAGAGTTCGGTGAACTCGAACTCCTAGACAGAGATCACTATAAGGATGGGTATTGATGTATTTCGATAAGTTTCCACTAGTGCAATATGATATCAGTAAAGACGGTAATGTTCGTCTTGCAACTGATGTCCTAAGAAGAGTCGCTTTCAGAGAAAAAATTCTAGACCAAGCGGGTCTGTTTGAAGAATATTATATCGAGGAGGGTGAAACTCCAGAAATTGTGGCAGAAAAAGTTTATGGGGATCCCGAGATGCACTGGGTCGTCATGCTATTCAATGAAATCATCGATCCAAAATACGATTTCCCTCTCAGTGAATCGCAATTAGAAAAGTTTCTAGACAAAACTTATCCCGGTAAAGCATACTATCTCGATGCTAACCAAGATAATGTTCCAGTCACTACAAACTTTGTAATTGGAGAGGATGTTTTTTACAACCTTGATAAAGGTCTCGTCAGGGATTGGGATCCTGTCACACAAAAACTAAATCTTGAGCAAGAGACAGGTTTGCTTTCTGTAAATGATGTCATCACATCAAAAGACAAAAATGGTGTGGAGTTCACTGCAAGAGTGAAACGAGTCGTGGAGTTTCACAAACTAGGCTTGCACCACTTTGAAAATAGTGGTGAGACCGCTGAACTAAATAATTATGCGTCTGCTCCAGATACAAATGGGATTCAGGTTCCACTTGGTCAAACCGGCGCTGGATCTTTTTCTTCAAGTGCAGTTGCTTTCTCGGATACGATTCTAAGAGGGTACATCAACAGTGTGACACCGACTACACATGTAATCAAAACAATCTCGGATGTTGCGGTAGAGGAAAATGATGCAAAGAGAAAAATACGTCTACTCAAGCAAAGATACATCCCACAAGTGGTCGATGAATTCAAAAGGCTCATGAAGGAAGTGAAGTGAAATGGCGCAAACAGAGTATGGAAAACGCTTCGATCAGAATAATCGCCAAGAAGCAAAAAGCAGCGAATACCAAGGCACTGATGACTTTCGTCTAAAGAGTCTAAAGATCACCTCACCCAACGGTGGTTTCTTTGATATTAGAAACATCTTTGTCTCTCTCAACATGTATGAGGATTTATTTTCAAACTGCATGTCCGCTGATCTAACGCTCATCGACAGTGGCAATATCAAAAAGTTTCTACCAATCATCGGTCAGGAGGAAAAGGTTGAGATCGAGTATGAGACTCCCGGTGCTGATCAAATCAAACTAGAATTCTTTACCTACGGACTACCTCAAAGAGTTGTGAATAACACAGGTCGAAAACAACTATACACGATGAAGTTGGTCTCCGAGGAAACTTACATGGATTTGCAAACAAAGTTTAGCAAATCATACAAAGGATCGGTAACTGATATCATCAAAAAAATATATGATGAGAAACTAAAGATCTCCAAGGATCTGACTATCGATGTTGACTCCGAGCCTCAAGATAAAAGATACATCATACCTTATTGGTCACCACTACAGGCAATAAACTGGCTAACTCAAAGAGCGATTCCAGCAGATAATCCAGAAGCGTGCAACTATGTCTTTTATGAAACGGTTGACGCTGAACAAGGTAAGCAAAAATTTATGTTTACCACTATTGAAAAACTGCTGAAGGATCAAACTAAGCCTGTTATGGATTATCTCTATAGACCCACGAAGCAAAGAGACAAGCCTGAGGACACTCGGGTCACTGCGATTGACTATCGAAACATTTATGAGATCAAGTTTTTGGAAGAGGGTGATAGACTAGATGAGATCGCCGGTGGTCGCTATGCATCCACTTTGCTGGTTCACGACATCATCACCCAAAAATTTGCAGGAAGAGAGGAAGACGGTCTTGCTTGGGAGGATGGTGGACCTGCTTACTCGTTCAAACTAAAAGATGAGTTTGACAAGGTGGAGCATGTAGAAAAAGAGTATCCTCTATCAAGAGAAAACGATAAGTTTAGCGACACCCCTCTTGCTAACTTCACATACAGACCAAAGCACTATCAGATGTTCGACGATATCGACAACAATGATGAGAGTGAAAAGTGGATTCTAAAAAGAAAGTCTTTCATGAAGGGTCTTGGTATGAAAAAGATTCTCATGCAAGTTGCCGGTGACTCTCGTCTATCTGTTGGTGATGTGATCTTCTTGGACCTCTCTGCGATTCAAGCAACCGTCAACGGAGAGGATGACCTAGATAAATACGAATCAGGAAGATATCTGATCACTGAATTGAACCAAAGTCTAAGTTATGATGGACACCTAATGTATTTGAAAGTTGTAAGGGATTCTACCGGCGAGCCTATTGCTGATAGGTCGAGTGATTATCGAAAAGATCGACAAGGAGGAGGCGGATATTCTGCCTAACTAAATGCTACACTTTTCAGAGTTCAACGAAATCACAGATAAACTAACGCAACTTGACGAGAAGTTGATCGTCATTGGTGGGGGTAAGAAGTATGGACAGATCGTGTTCCTCGCTGGTGGTGCAGGCTCCGGAAAAGGTTTTGCAAGAGATAACTTTCTAGATGCAGGTAAGTTCAAGATTCGAGATGTAGATGAACTCAAGCAGGCTTTTCTAACACTGCGAGATAAAAACAACTTGTACCCGGAACTCAAGGGTCTCGATCTAGCGAAACCAAAAGATGTTTTCAAACTTCATAAGTTTGTAAAGGAAAGAGGAATCAAAGATAGAACCCTTGATCTACT